GATATTGCAAGAGTAGATCGCCATTATTTTGAGACAATATTAATCTAGACGTGTCTGTGTCTTTCGGTACAAAGCTTGGTTTTAATAAGCTCGACACCGGAAACAACTTGGGAGTTGTTCCCATATGATCGCAGGCCCTCCACATTTTACGTATTACTTGTAAATAGGAGGATGCTGTATTACTGCTAGTGGTCCAATCCTCTAGAACTAACTTTTCAAGGACTGAAACCCCACCGATACCTTGTACGGTACCGGGCCCCATATCGAAGCCTTCAATCGGAAACAGAAGATCTCTAACAACAGAGTTGTTAGATTCTGTCCAAACGAAGGGGAATCGATCACTTTCTGTAAGCCTCCAAAATATCTTAGCGATATTTTGTCGGGCAAGCTCGAGAATGTGCATTGTCCCTTGATCCAACTTGGGAAAGTTGAGATTTTGTTTCTTTGCACACTCGTTCGCTGCGAGGAATTTCTTCCAACATACGAGATCTCGATCATTACAACGGTTACCATCCTTCGACTTACCGATATATCTCTTTTGGAGATCACGGATTTGTCTCATTATGGCAATGTCGCGAGGCGTAACATTCATCTTATAAGATACTTCTTTATAGATAGATGTCATATCCTCGTGATTCTGATCCATGAGACGAGCAGTATCGCTAAGTTGATCACGTAACTCAGCAATAAGTGTGTCGTTAACTTCGTGAAAGAGCATTTTGTTCATTTCGTAATCTCCCCTGGGGATAGATGTAATGCGGATACCTGCATTAAAGCAAGGTAGGAAAAATAGACATGTAGCTTAAATAACGGTGTCAGTAAAGACCATCGTACAAAGCTACACACAATTCTTCCTTTTGATCCCACAGTGCTGCAATAAATGCACAGACTGAAGCATCCACATTCGCACGGTCATAACTAGTTGCACCGGCGGGTACCCCTATATCAAGAGATATAGGAAGTAGTTCCCACTGGTTGGCAGCAACTTTGGCCGACCCTTGAAGAGAACACGAGTAACATTTTTGGGGACCTTACCATAACGTCCAGAAACAGTATTATAAGCTGAAGGCTGCTGAAAAACCGCAGGCTTTTTGATTATAAACATTTTCGGGGCGTCAACGGTATGTGCCGAAACACCTGTCTGCGTGCCGCCAAGACTAGTTACTACATACACCTTTGACCTATTGTCGTTCGCCA